GTCCCAATCCCCACGTTGCCGCCATAAGGTTGGATCAATAAATCCCCAGAAGCTGCGCCATTTGCGCTAACTTGCAACTGTGGGAGATCACCAGTTCCTGAAGCAATGGCAAGTGAATACCCTGAAGTGGATTTTGGAATTACAACCAAAGACGCATTTGAATATGCTGTAGCAAGTGTTGTGGCATTTGTTGCAAGCCCTGTTATTTGTAATTTTGCGTTAGTTCCAGCAACAGGAACTACGTTGATACCTACCTTGCCGGAGGAGTCGATGCGCATAGCCTCATTAGTGGTGCTAAAGGCTAAATAGTTCATATTATTTACTAAAGCCGCAGCAGCTACGATACTATCTTTATACGCTCCATTTTGAAGTGTTTTTAATATAAACCCACCTGCTTCAACTCCAGCTACGTTAAACGCAATAGAAGGAACAAATTGAACGTAATTTGTTTTTGCAGAGGCTGAATTTAAACCACTAAAGGTTAATGGGCTTAATGACCCTACACTGCTAGTGCTTCCTATATCTAATTTCCCTGTTGGCGAGCTAGTCCCAATCCCCACGTTGCCTGACGCATCTTTATAGACTTGACCTGAGCCAATGTTCAGTACACCTGTGGAGCCTGTGAGTGTGCCTGTGTAGGCTAAGGTAGTAAAGGCCCCTGTAGTTGCAGTAGTAGCGCCAACTGTTCCGTTAATATTGATTGACGCAGTACCAGTCAAATTAGTAACTACACCTGAAGCAGGGGTTCCTAACCCTATAGCGTTACCGGAAGCATCTTTCCACAAGCCTTTTGAAGAAGGGTAGGTTACAAATACGTCTTTAATACCAGCAGTAAATGCTACTAACGCATCAGCATTGGAAGAAGATAAAACTGTGGTACGAGCAAGCGTATTTCCAGAAGCTGTATACGTTCCAATACCAACTTCCCAGTTAGAACCAAACTGATCTGCAATGCAGTAATATGTTGTGTTGCCGTTGCCAACAACTGAAAAAGGTTGAAATCCAATGCTAGAGCCTAATAAAGTAGCTGTTCCTGTGCCTACAACAATAGTTGTTTCTTTAACACGATCTTTTAATGCAAGAGCCATTATAATTCCTTAAGTTATTTGAAACACGCCATTGACCGAATCAAGTACGATCTGCACTGTTTCAGAAGCTGAAATAAGTTGGCTTGAGCCATAATCCCAAAAACCTATTGGAATATTCAGTGTTGAATTATAGAGAATCGCATAGCGATAAGTAAATCCTGCGCCTGTTGCTGTCCAAATAGCTGGACTTGCAAGCACAAGTTTAAATATTCCACCAGACTGAGATGATGATGTTGTAGCACAAGTATTACCACCAGCTGTATAGCCTCCAGCAGTAACTAAGTCTGTTGTTCCAGCTACAAATGTTGTATCAGAAATGTTGATAGTATTTGCTAATGCTACCTTCCAAACATCTGTTCCTGCATTTGTTCCTTCTACCAGTGACTCAACTCCAGCAGTATATTTTGTGTAAACCGATATAGCCATTATAATTCCTTACATCAATAATAAGTCAGCTTCTAATTGCCTTCTTTTAACTAAACCATTAAGAATAGTTCCATTACTCTTATTCCATTTCTTGATCTCTGTTGATGCAGAAACCCAGTTACCTTTATCAACCCTTAGTTTTAATGTTGATTTATTGTAATTCGTTATGCCTAGATTATAAACAAAATCTGCTATTGCAGCTTGTTTCTCCATGTTAGCAGTTGATAGTATTGGTGAAGACTTAATCGCTTCATTAAAAGCCTGTAATGCGGTTTTAATTATATCTTCATCAGCTTGTTGTTGTGTCCATACCATTCCTTCTTTAATTCCTTTTGTCTGACCATATCCTATAGTCCAAATACCTGCTGGGCATTTATAAGATTTTAATTTGCAACCTTCACTATCTTTAATTAGCTTGATTAATATCTCTAATGCGCTCATTAATTCTTGCTCGTTAAATATACAATAAAAGCAAAAATAGCTGAAACACTAAACACTACTCCGCCAAAAAATCCCTTGTTGTTATGAGTAGTTTTTTGAAGTTCATCTAATATTAAAAATATTCTATCAGATCGTCTACGTGATTCCTCACGGTCATGATGTATGTCATTAAGCAATGCTTCTATTTGCTGTTCTACTTTGGCAACTCTACAATTAATGTCAGACATATAAGAACTCATGAAGTTAATGTAATATTAACAATAGTACCAGGTGATACATTAGTGTATGCAGCTACACTTTGAGCTGTTACTAATCCTGTTGTTAATGTAACTGTTCCTAATTTCAAACTAGCAGACAATAAAGCATTAGTAGCTTGCGCCAATGTCATACCAATTAATAATGGTGTAACTATTTGAGGCTTTCCCAATCCTTTTAAACTTAATCTTCCTTCATCTGGATTTTTACTTCCTATCCATACGTTTCTTGCAAAATCAAGGAACTTAGCCATCAGTGCTTACCTTGAACTAGGCACATCTTGCCTTCTGTTGACTTTAGAAATCTATTCATCTCTTGACCTGCAATTTGGCTGTCTGGGCTGTTAAGATCGTATCCATCTCTTAATGCTTTCTCAAACATAATGAATGGTATAGATGCTACCATACGACCAAAAGATTCGCCACTTTGTTTACCTAAATCATGAATAGCACCTTGGTTTTTTCTTAACTCAGAATTGCGCTCAAGGATAATCTTTTCAGTAGGCTGTGTTGTAACATGAGTAACTGTATTGCTTTGAGCATCGTAGTGCATGTCACTTTTAATTACACTATCCATTGCTTACACCTTTTGAACGTAATCTGATAATGCTTCTGCTTCTGCTAAAGATACTTCACCTTCAGCGTTTGGTGCAATAACACCACTCTCAAAACTAATTGGATCAGTCCAAATGTTTTTAACTTTAATTGTTTTTGGTTTTACTTCTTTTACTACTTCTTTTGTTGTAGCCATGTTTATTCCTCAGATAAAAGAAAGCCCACCTGTTACAGTGGGCTATCAATATTAAGCAGTTACAGCAGATGCAATGGTAATATCACCAATGATTGCGTGTGACTTCTCAGTGTTGCAGATCAGTGTCCAGTCAACAGACATTTGACGGTTTTCTGCAAGACCAGTTTTAGCCAATTCTTCAGTTCTATAGCCTTTTAAGTAAGACATAGCCAAGTATGAAGGATCAAGGATAAACACGTCAGCAGATACACCAGAAGAAGCATAAACACCAGTTGTAGAACCAGCTGTGCCAGTGTAAGGAATTTGTAAACGGTTTGGAACTAATTTCAAAGTACCAAAGTCAGTTACAAATACGTTTACAGCACCCATTGCAGTTGCAGCAGAAGCAGATTTACCTTGATCTGACATCAATGTTGCTACACGAGCAGATGAAGTAAATAAATACTCGCTGAATCTACGAATAACACCAGGTACTGACATCATGATAGTTGGATCGCCACCTTGTGAGTAAACAGATTGAACTGCATCACGCACAAGAGTTTCAGTCAATGCTCTAGCAGTACCATAAGTACGTTTTAGAGTTACGCCTGAAGATTGAAAACCACCGATTGCACCAGTTGCACCAGCAGAAAAGTTAGTAGTCAACCAAGATGGTAAACCACCAGCGTTACCAGCAGCAGAGCCAGTATCAGCAAAAGATGCTTGGTTAGTCAATGCAATAGCTTCAACATCACGACGCAACTCTTGTTGTCTACGCATCATTTGATAAGACAATTCTTTAGTACGACCAATCACATCAGAAGAATCTGCTCTGAAAGAGGTACGAACTACTTTAGTAGAGATTTGATGATGATTACCAACTCTCAAACCTGTAACAGTGTTGTTACCTGAAGCATCTGAGCCGTCAATAACAGCGTTAGTTAAGTTTGGTGCAGCAAGTGCATCAGTTGTCCACTCTTTGTATGGATTGCCTGAAGTTTCAGTGCCAATCGCATCAGTAAATGGTAATGGGATTTTAGAAATATCCCAGATTTGGCTCATTACATCTTCACGGATTAAACCGCCACGGACAACACCTTTAAGTGTTGCTGCATCTAAGTTAGCTGTACTCATTTCGATACCCTTTTAAAAAATTAATTATATAATCCACCGAGCAACTCTGCTACGGCATCAGTTTCAGCGTTACGTTTTTGATAACCATTAGAAGATTTTGCAATCTTTGTTAGTTTATCAAGTTTAGTAACTGATTTGGTTGTCTTGCCTGTACTCTTTTGATACTTTGGTAAGTTCACATCAAGTTTGGTCTTAACATTCTTTATGCTTGAACGATACCTCATGGCATCTTTGATAACCTCAAGCATCCTAGCATCTTGTATTCCACCAAACTCTTCTTGTGTAAAACCATAAGCACCTGCTACAAAATCAGTCATCTCTACTAAAGCCTTTTTGAATACTTCAGGCTTTGCCCATGAAGGATTTTTTTCTAAAACTTTATCAGCTTGAGCCTTAATATACTCTTGTTGCATTGCCTGTTGTTCTGCGGTCATTTGCTGACCAATGCCCTGCATTTCATTAGTTACGGCATTTGAAATTTGTTCAATTTCACTGTTTCGTAAATTGAAATCTTGAACCATAGCTGCATATTCACCAGGATTATCAACTCTGAGTCTATTCCAATCAACATCTTTATAACTACCCATCAAGGTATCTTTAAGATGCTGTGTTAGCTTATTAACTGTTTCAATCTTTCCAATATACTCACCAGCAACAGCGTTCTTAATGCTATCAAAATCTCGCCTTTCATCAGCAAGTTGTTTTGATTTATTAGTATTGCTCTTATTGCTTTGGTATCCAGCAATCAAGTCTTTAACTCCAACTGTACTTACCTTTCCATCAACCTTTACATTGATTCCAGCTAAGTTACCTTCTTCATCAAGGACTACATTTTTTTCGTCAATGCCAAGGGTATTTGCCCAAGTGACATCTTCGTCAGAATCAGTTTCTTCAACGTCATCTGTTTCCTCATTATCTGCATCTTCCATCTCTTGGGTAGAATCGTCTGGTTGGGTATCATCCTCCTCTGATTCTTCAATTTCTGGTTTCTTAACAGATTCTTTTTCTGGTTCACCTGATAACAGGTTAGCAATTTGATCTACCATATTTACGCTTCCAGCTTCACTCGAAAGTTCAGCCGTTGAAGTAGTAGCTTGGTCTGACATTTTTAATTTCCTTTTTGTAGTTGAGCTAATCGCCCAGTTTCTATATCTGAAGTTATATCATTCTCAATAATTTGTAATGCCTTTTGTTGAGCCTTTATTAATTTTAAACTTTCTATATCATCTGTAAACAAAAATTGCCTATATAAGTCTGCATTTTTCTTAATAATATAATCAGCCAAGTAATTTGAGTAAGCTCTGTTTGCTCTATTACCTAACTCTATCTCATCTTCAACCGTCATACATATTGTTCCTGTTCTGCTCATAATTAACATCTTGAGATGTATTTGATGATGATTCCAACTCTGTTAATTTAAGTGCTGTTTGAGCATACAACTGGTCATACTTAAACTTTATATCTTCTAAATCTTTTTCAGCTATTTGAACAGCCTTAGCTTTGTCTAATTCAGCCTTTAACTGCTCCAACTGAATCTGAAATGATTGTTTTTCCATTTCACGTTGATGTTTACCTAACTCAACCTGACCTTTGATAGCTACATTCTGCATCTGCGCTTCTGCTGTAGTAGTTGCTGATTTAGCCAGCTCTGCTTGCATACGCATCTGTTCAAGTTGTGCTTGTTGCGATTCTTGCTGTTGTTGCTGTTGTGTTTGCTGTGATTGTTGTGCTGCTTGCTGACCTTCTGGACTTGCTGGATCAACAAAATATTTATTAGCCGAGTCTAGTCCTGAGAACTTACAGAAGTCATCTATAGTGGCATATATCTTGTTAGGATTAGTAAGCGTTTGATTTGGCATACTCATAATCTTTTCTTGCAGTAACTGAACCTGTTGTATGGCTGCAAGCTTTGCTCTAGTATCACCAGTTCCAGTTCCAACTCTCACTGAACTTCTTGTTCTTTCTTCCCACTCAGATGGATTAACTTTGACCCATTGACCACGAAACTTAAAATCTTCTATAGTATCAACGTGCATGGTAACAAGATCACGAATCTTATTACAAAGAGGTTTGATACCAGTTTCACAGATAACACGAATAATTAGACCAACTAATTCTTCTTTGGCGTTCATCATTCGCTCAACACCTTGTGAGCCAACTGCATTGCCAATATTTTCTGGGCTTGCTGTTCCGTCTGCTGATACGCCAGTTCTTCCTGCTTTTACTTCATCAAGATACTGCATCATACTAAATGCTGCATCACCAATAGCAGGTGTTTGCAACGGCATTATTGCATCAGTTCTTTTTACTCGGATTAATCCACCAGGTCTTGATACTAATAGGTCATCAAGATTTACTTGACCTTCAAGAACAACATTGCGCTGATTGTTTTGCAAGTACATGTTATCCATAATATTACGGATAATTGCGGTCTTATTGTCTTGGATAGACTTCAGGCGGTCATAGATTGATAATCCTTGGAACTTGTGTGACATTAATATCGCTGTGGTGCTAATCCAAGGTAAACTATCTATTTCTTCCATGCTTAAAATAACAGTTGGAGTTTCAACTCCTGCAACTGTTACTTTCATTAATTCAGCTATTCCATCACCATTTACATCAAGTTTTAAATAACACTCAGTAACCTCTACTAATCTGTTAGCATCATCTGAACTTAATACTGATGGAACTTGTGTTGGTTCATTCTGATAGTTAAATCTATATGCAGACCTAAGCAAATCAGAGCTAACTAAGTCTTCAATGTCTTCATCTTTATAACCTTCTTCTCTTAGGTCAGAAAGTGTCTTGTTTACAATGTGACATGTAAATCTAGCATTAGCTAAACTGATATTGTTATGTTGCGTGTTGACTCTAAATTCTTCAGGAGCAACAGGATCAATACAAATCTTTCCACATTTCTCAGTGACCTTAATTTTTGCACTGTATGTTGTAGGCTCTTGTTCTAATGGATTTTCTGATTGACTTTCATCTTCAGTTAATTCCAATATCTCACTATCTTCATCCAACAGAGCAACAGCTAACTGATCTTCTGTTAATCCTGAATAGTTGTATGTGGTTATCTTTTCATCATCTTCATAATAAACTTTTAACATTCCATTGCGTTGCATAAGTGCATCTTTCACAAATTGATGGATTAAAGTAAACCCATCATTTTGCTTCATCAATACATCATATACATATTCTGATTCAATTTGCGCCTGTAATTCATCTCCTTCATTGACAGGATCAAAAACCACCACCTCATTATTTTGAGTAAATGATTTCATAATCTGAGGCATTATCCACTCAATAGCATCAGCAACATCTGTTGATACCAATGAGCTACGCCCTTCCTGTTCATTGCCTAATGGAAGCCCAAGATAATATCTAAGCGGTTCTTGCAGTGAAGGAGATGAAGTTGTCGTAATATCAGCATTAGCCATTTCATTTTGGATAATTGCCAATATTTCTGAATCAGTCATTTTAGCCATTATTAGCAGCCTTTTTTCTTACCAGGCATCATTGGAGATGAAGCTTTTTTTGCTTCTCCCCTT